TTCTGCGCCACCTTTTGAACTCAATGCCTCTACATCCTCCTTGCGGTAAACCCTTTTAGCACCTATCAACGTGCGGCATAGCAAACGGCTTTCACCCTTTGGGTCTTTTTTAGTTCCTACCGCATAGAAGTAGCGCACCTTGTAACGCTCCGTGTCTTGCTCGCTCTCCTGTTGCGCTGCAAGGTCGGTGCGTGAGTTGAGGTATGCCTCTACATCGTATTCTGCTCCTTCATCCTCAACAATGTCAGCCGTGATTAGGTCAAAGTCCTGCATCAGCTCCTCCTCGCTTTCGCCAAGACTTTCAATGTTCATTAGCAACTCTGCTGCAAGCTCATCACGCAGGAAGGGGCGATTGTCTTGCTTGGCAAGTTTCACGCCTGTCTCCTCCTCACGAGTCTCCATATCCATAGGCGTAACTACGTCTTCGGTGAACTCCAAAGGCTGAAGGGTCTTGAAGTATAGGTTTAGGCTGATGTCATTGTAGGCCAAGATTTGGTCTATGCCGTCAATGATAATCTCCTGCTTGGGGCGGATGACAAGGTTATCCAAAAGGGTAGAAGCGGTCTTCAGCTCCTCTGCGTTATTGCCGAGTCCTGAATTGTCTTTAATACCCAATAGCATAGGGCTTACGATGCGATGCGACACCATTATTTTCTGCGTGGCTTCAGCACTCAAGAATTGGTACTGCTCCGCAGCATCCGATAACTGCACAGGGTCAACAGTTGCCGCAAGGTCTTTATTGTCATTGAACGCAAGGATAAACTTACCCGAGTTTGAACTGCCGCTGAACTTTGTTGCAATCTGCTGCTCGATGCTCCTGCGCTCCTCCTCACTCGGCACTCCGTTGTTGAAGTTAATCAGCATCGAAGGCGAGAGGCCGTTCTGAATGTTGTTGATGTGGTAGTTGGCAATCTCCTCCTCAAGTTCTGCATAGGGCAGGCCACCTTGATAGTCAACGGGGGAGTAGTAGTAGAATCCTGCTCGGTATGGTTTAATGTAAAGAATCTCTAATCCCTCACGGCTTGTGCCAAACGCAGGGATGCGTACCGCAGTCTCTTTTCTTGCTCTTACGTCATTCCAATCCTTTGCGTAGTAGTACGCCTCAATCTCTCCGTCTTCGTTGCACCTTGCGGCTCTCAGCGTCTCTACGGGGATGTGCTGAACCTCTACAATCATATTGTGGTCTTGTGAGTACACTACCTGAAATGAACATTGCCCCATCATCACATAATCCGCTACGACCTTCTGCAAGCAGGCTTTCGTGAACAGGCCACGCATCGCTGCGTACTCGCTCGGCTTCTTGGCAGAGTCCGTTGCATCCAAGCCCTTACCAAAGGTCATATCCATCAAAGAGTTGAGGATGGCGTTATTGGTAGGTGAGCCGTTGTAGCGGTCAATTAGGTAGCCGAAGTAGTCGTTGTTGTCTCCGTATTCAACGTAATCCTTCCCCTGCACCTCTTTTACAACAGGTGTGGTATAGGAACTGAAGTTCACAACGTGGACTTTAGATGATGATGTACTCATTGTCATAGCTTGTTTCTTCGGTGTAGACGTTTTGGTTCACCGTAAATTTCTCGTAGTCTGTTTGCGAAGTTACGAATACCCTATCCCGATATATTAGATTTCCCGATGCGAATACCTTCAAGCCATAGAATCTATTGTTGACAAGGCTAAACGTGCCTGTAAGGGTCATAAAACCATCAGCAGAGGCAGCAGTAACCGCAGGTGTTGCGGTAGTGTTTGTTGATTCATCAATCAGCGCAATCGTAACGCTCGCAGGGAACTCACGAGGTATGATTACAATGGCTTGTGGTGAGGCTGATACTTGAAGGATATGCATCTTAAATAAATAACCTTTTAATTCAGATTTGTTTGAAAATAGAAAAGGGGCTCACGCCCCTTCAACTATTTTACTACATTAGTAGTATATATTACAAAACTAATTTTGCTTTACCAACAATAAACCCTAAATCGCTTTCGGCAGAGCTTGCTGAACGACTCATCATATCAATAGCTGCGGTTGCTTCTTTTAAATCAGGAATTGCAGAAACATCAATGCCAAGTTCTTTTGTCATTTCAACTGCATTGATAAATGATTTCTCATTAGCCTTTTTTAAAGTTTCAACTTTTTGAAATAATGCCGAAGCAGTTTTCTCCATTTCAACCAAAGCCTTTGCCGCAGCATATAACTGAGTGCTACGCTTGTCAACATCGCTAATCATTGTCTCGGCTTGTTTCATCAACATAGACGCTTCTTTTAAGTATGGCGTAAATGCACTTGCAAGTTCAACCTTAATTAGTTGGGCGGTGCGTACTTCCTCGCCAATCTTGGCGATTTTAGAAAAAATTTGTTTGCTCATTTTATTTGTAAATATAAGGGGGCTTGCGCCCCCCTAATTAATTTAAGAGTTTGAACCTACGACAATCGTGTCGTTAGCACCTGCAAGTCCTGCGAAAGGATTGGCAGTAGTAGCACCTGCAATAAAGTTGGCAGGCATTGTCTCCTGTCCCTCCATTGTCAAAGTGTAACCAGATAGGTCACCCATTGCGGCACCCGTTACAATCGTTCCACCCGTTACCTCAGCACCATTCACCATACCCATAAGGAAGGCGTTGCCGTTGTAGTCTTGTACCACAACGTAAGGCCGACCATAAGCAAGCAGCTTCAATTCTTTGTTGTCCTCCTTTGTGAGTTTGGTCAACGTCAAATTCAAAGTCTGCGTGAAGAAGGTTGTGCCATTATCACGACTTGAGTTGAAGGTTTGCTCAAAAGAGCTATTGCCTTTTACCAAGTATTGGTAAGCAGAAAAAGTACCACTAATGTTGGTTACCTCATCGTTGGTGAGGGTAATCGTACCCAAGTCACCATAATCTACGAAGTACACCGCACGGATACCACCTGTTACGTCTTTACAGGGTACTGCCCTGCCTTTTGTTAAATCACACGCCATTGTTTCTTTGTTTTATTAGAATTAAAAAAGGGGGCGAGGACATAGCCCAAGCCCCCCTTGATTTACGTTAGCTCGGATTAAGAGTAAAGAACTACGTCAGCTCCGATTCCGTACTGAACTCCTGCGAAGAAGCGAAGGATTACACGGATATTGTCTGAACCGTCAAGGTCAGCCATATCAAGTACACGCACTTCGTTGCGCTCGTTCAAGAGACCAGTTCCGAAGAATAGGTTAGAAGCCTGAGCAGCGACCATCTTGTTTGAAGGTAAGCCGTTACACATAACAACCTTGATGCCATCAAAGAACAAGTCTCCGTTGCCATACCAAGTAGTGCCTTTGTTGTCAACACCATTCGCTCCAAGACCTGAAGTTCCGAATCCACCAAGAGCGCGGACATAAGCCTTAGCTACGTTTTGTGGGACAAAGATTTGAAGGTCTTCCTTGCCATAAAGGGCAGAAGGAATAGCATCTACAACTTTACCAAGTTCGGTGATTACGTTTGCAGCCGTCACGGTTGTGGCAGTTACGTCAATAACGTCAGAGTCAGCAGTCATCAAAGAAAGGAATCCTGAGAACTCACCCGCAGAAGCAGCAGCTCCGTTCCAAATGTTCTGCTCAATCTTTTGTGAAGTCTTTGCGGCAACGTGGGCGATAAGGAAGTCAGCGAAAGAAGCAGGGATGCTATCGTAAGCAGAGAAACCCATTTGACCACCAATCCAAGAATCGTAGTAGTCTTTCTTGCAAAGCTGCAAGTTCACTTGGAATGGCTCAACCTCAAGGATGCGGTCAGTCAAAGTCAAGGTAGAAGTTGCATCAAAATCACAAGTGGCATCTTTTACGATGTCGTTAGTGTTTACCTTCTGAAGGGTGGTGCGGTAGTTTACGTTTGGAAGAATCTCAATGAGACCTTTGTCAAGAGTGTTTGCGCTCAAAAGAGCAGCAGAAATATACTTGGAAGCAAACGCTCCTGCATAATTCGTGGTGATTGAAGTGGTTGTAGCCATTGTTTATTTGTTATTTGTTGATTCGTGCAAGGACTCGGTCAATCGCTCTTTCGGGGCGGTTGGCACTCATCTTTTGGACTTGCTTTGTTTCGGGGTTGTGCTTGATGGCTTTCGCAGCAGGTGCGGCAGATAGTTCAGCTTTCATAGCTGACATCTCCTCCTTCTTGGCGTAACCGCCCATCTCCTCACGCATTCCTTTCATCTCCTCGCGCATCATTGCAATCTCCTCGAGAACCTTCTCGATGATTGCAACAACCGCAGGAGCTTCTTCTACTTCCTCTGCAAGTTCGGTAGGTGCGGAGGCCTCAACCTCAACTTCTACTTCCTCTGCTTCGGCAGCAGCTTCTTTGATTTCAGCGATTACGCCTTCTTCGGTGATGACGAGTACACGACCATCTTCAAGGAGGTGTTCGCCAACAGGAGCAGCAACTCGGTCATCGCCACTTACGACAAAGACTTCGTTACCTGCTTCAAATGATTCTGCCTCAAGAACGGCTCCGTTCTCAAGTGTCATTTGCTCGAACTTAACCTCACGGATGGAGGACAGTTCAGCAAGGATGCGGTTTAGGATATTGTTTGCTTTCATATCTAACTAATTAAAGGGGTTTTGATTATTTGTAACATTTTTAGAGGTCTTGCCATAGAGTATTTGTGGACTCCCAAAGGGTATTGATGGTCTGCCACTCCTCGCCTCTTATCTTAACGCTTATGCCTTGACCCACTAATGAGCCAATGCCTTGCGCTTGCAATGAGCCATCGCAGCAGTTGGACTTGTAGGTGTTGTCTGTACATAAGCATCCACGCCTTCCACCTCGTGGGGAAGCAACAGGGAGTTTTTGTGGTCTATTCATTGTTAAGTTCTTTTAGTTTAGATTCTGCCCAACGCTTACCTGCAAGACCACCCCATAGAAGGAACGATATTGTGCCGCAGGCTTGCGTGTCGTTCTCATCGTAGTATTCTTCGGCTCTTGATAGGTACGAGTACATCCGTGTAATGGTCTCCACGCTTACAGGCTTGCCCTGTGCGAGCTGCTGCGCCCTTACCTTACCGACAGGGGTTGCGCACTTATTGCCGTTCTTCTCGTTTAGTTCAATGCCACGCTTGGCGTTGTTCTTTACCGCATCGGGGTAGTCAGAGAACGACTCCATCTCGGTGCGTGTTCCCGACTTCTTACGACCATCCCTTTTTATGATAGCGACAATCTGTGCAAGCATCAACGCTGCTTCCTGCTCCTCTATCTGCGCCATCTCTTGCTTGGCAAGGTTTAGCTTGTCCACGAAGTACCCCTCAATAGAGAAGCCTTTGACCTTTCCTGTCTTGACAAAGTTTGTCCAAATTTCGGGGTTGTTGACTTTCATAGACACCATCCAAGTGCCTATTGGTAAATCAAAGCCGTACTTCTTGCTCTTGTCTTGTACGTCATCTTCTATAATCCACGACTCTACAACCGTGAGTCCGTTGATGCCTACCTCGTGTTCAAGCGTAGCGTTGTTCTGCTTGCTCTTTTGGAAGAACATCTCGCTTGCTTTGCGGATGGTGGCTTCGCTGAAGTAAACATAGAACTCCTCCTCGCCTTCAGCGCGGTAGATGGGTTTGTTGGGTACGAGTGCTGCTCCCATAAGGATGCGCTTCTCATCGCTCTGCGTAGCAAACTCCACCCTTTGTGAGTTGAGCGCAATGAAGTCCTCCTCAATAGCAGGATATTCTACAAGGGAGATGGCATCAATGCCCGTGAGCAGCATTGATTCATCAAGTATTAGTTCAATTAGTTTCATCATCCGAATGTTGCGGTTTTTACTCTTTGGCGTTGTAGTTGTTGTGAGGTCGTTACATCCTGCCCTACGACATAAGCACGGATGGGCTGCTGAAACTGACCGCCTATGCTTTGTGCAAGTTGGTTAGTGCCACTTTGACCGATGATATTAAATTGCGCAGGCTGCGAAGGGGTTGTTGGTGCCGCACCTGATATGGATGGAGCCGATGTTCCCGATGACTGAAAGGATTGACTACTAATTGCAGCAACTTGTGATGCTGCAAAAGCAGCAGCTAACCCTGCTTGAATCAAGGGGTACGCAGGGAGTGCTAATGTAATGGGAGAACCTTGAGCAGTAGCGTAAGCATTTAGTACTGCTTCAATTCCTTTTACAAGCGCACCTGCTATTGACAAACGCTTTTGAATTGCAAACTCCTTCTCTGCTAATGCATCACGCTCTTTTATCAGCAACGAATATGCTTTAGTCTCTGACTTTCCTGCATCTTCAAGAGATTTCATTCTTGACTCAATAGACTGCTTTTCTTTGGTGTTTGCTGCTTGGTAGAATCCTGATATCGTATCAAGCGTTTGCTGAATTGTTTGAGATATTTCAGCAACAAGAGCAAGAAACTGCGCACGACTTTCATCTTGTAGGCTCTTATTAAGAGTAGATAGCGTTGCGCCATTTTCTTTTTGCAGCGCAAGCAAGGCATTCTCTGCATCTGCTCTTTGCGCAGTACCCTCTTTGTAATTCGCTATCTCTGCCTTTAGTAAAGCTTCCTTACGCCTATACAATTCTTCAGCAAGCGCAATTTCCTTTCTTATTCTTAAAACATTGTTTCGCTCTAATTCAATGCCTGCTCTTGACTCAACCTCATAAGCATCAATGCTTGCTTGTGATATCCCCTTTGATATTTCAACCTGCTCACGAAGGAGGGAGTTTTGGTTTGCAAGGGCTTCCGACTTCTGACCAAGAAGCCTCTCATCCAAATCAGTTAATTCTAACTGCGCTTGCTTTAGCGCAATAAGGTTCTCGTTAGAGTTTACAATTCCTAACTCTGCTTGCGCGGCTGCGACCTTGATATTGAGTTGCTCTCTTTCTTGCTTCGCCTGCTCCTCAAAAGATGCAAGAAGTTTATCGTTTGCTGCTTGGCGTTCTGTGAGTGAGACAAGCTCGTCATCACGCAACTGCCGCAGGACTTCCTGCCCTGCTTGGAACTCAAGCTGAATCCTCTGCCGTTCTACATCAGCAAGGGCTGCTTGCTTGCGCAACGATACCAATCTCTCTGCATCGCCAATGGCTTTGTCAACATCCAAATCTTGAACTGCCTTTGTAACGCTCTTTGCAACTGCTACAACGGTGTTGGCTACTTCGCTTGCTGCTTTTGCAAGGTTCTCGATAACCATCTTGCCACTCTCTGTAAGGTTCTCCCCCGTCTTGGTCAGCTCCTCACGGGTGAGGGCTATCTCTTTGTTTAGCTCTTTGATGCGTGTTGCATCCTTATCTCCAAAAAAGGACTTCTCCCAAGCAAGCTGAGTTTCAAGTACCGCTAATTGGATGCCCTGTATGATGCCTACAAATACATTAAGCACTCCGCTAATCAATCCACCCAGTACCTTCTTCGTTGCATCAAAGCCTCCGTTGAGTTTGCTCTGCTCCTCTACCGCACCAAAGATTGCTTCGGTTATCTGACTGAAGATAATGCTCAAGGTAGTCATCACCTTGTTGACCGCATCTACTACCTTTTGGTTGCTTTGAAAAGCCTCCGATAGTTTATCTACTACGCCAACAAGAAGGCCAAGACCAAGACCGCCTTTGAGTAGGCTTCCTAATCCGCTTGCTGCTCTCTTTGCAAGCTCAAAGGGTGCGGTAACGACTTTCTTTAGGCCGTTAAAAGCCTTGTTGATGATGCCGCCTGTCTTCTTGGCTTCTTTGCCTAATTCATCAGTAGCCTTGCCTGCACCACCAAGAAGAGCCTCAAGCTCCTCAACCTTTTTATTAAGCGCATCAATCTGCTTCTGGAAGCCCGAAGTATCTCCTTCAATACGAATTTCTTCTACTACTGCCATTATCTACGTTTTAGGAACTCCTTCCAAGTTCGTGGTATTGCGTTCTTGCCCTTTGCTATATCAATAGTTTCGGAGACGTTGCGATAGTCACTTGCTTGCAGCAGTTCTATCAAATAACTTAAATAGGTGGGCTTCATACTACGTTAAGGAGTTCAAATGATGCTTTGCCTGTGGTCATATTTAGGCTCACGTTGTTTATGATGTACTTGGTGTTGTTCCAAATGATTGCATTCTGGAGGTTCAGCGTTATGATTTTGCCGATGGGTAACACCGCATCTACATTGTAGACTCTGCGGCTCTTGGAGTATAGGTCGGTGATGTAGTTGCTCCACTCGTTAAAGTAAAGGCTTTGAGTTACCGATTCAAAATGGAAGGGGTCTATGTCCCCACCGAAACAAATGGAATTAGAGTCTGCTGCACTTGAGTAGCGGTTGGAGGTATTAGAGTACCAAGCAACGGTTACCTCTTCGTGAGTACCATCAGCGTTTACAAAGCCAACGGGGTTTGGAGTTAAATCGTAGTTGTCAAAATATCCGTAGAACAATACAGGCGCACCCAAGTACGGGTTGAATATACCTGCCTCATTTGCGTCACTTGTGATGCTCTTGTACACAAGTACGTTGGTAAGACTTGTGGGTGGATGTTGGTCTGTCAGCCTTTCAAATAGCGGGCATTCAAATGGCACTTCAATTAGCAACTCCTCACCATCAAAAGTAAAAATTGTGTTCAAGTCACCAAAGCCAACGTCATTAGTCTGTTGGTATTGGAAGCCAAGTATCTGCTCTGTGGGTTGGTACTTAAACTCAATCTCCTTGTATAGCGGTGGTCGGTCTACTGTGTACTCCGTGATGTCAAGGTAGTCCTGATAGTTTTGGTCGGTTCCTGCTGCGTACCAATCATCCAACGGCTGAAGCAAGAAGCTCGTGGATGTAGTTGGAACGATTACCATATTGTACATCTTTAGAATGCCTGCCAAGAAGTCCTTGACCTTTATCTCAGGCATCAGTTCCGATACTCTCACCGTTGCCGTAATCGTAGCAGAAGATGACATTGAGGCAGTTCCAATAGAAGTAGATGGGAACAGAGTTGCTTGCCACGAGGTAAAGCGATAGGTAAGAGCCGTTGAGTTTTGATTAGGTTTAATCCTTAACGAAACTCTATCTCCAGCCACACAATTAAATCCTTGTAATGCAACAAGGTTACCTGCGGCAATGGTTGGCAGTACGACCGAAGACCGATACGCTCCATTTACAAATAATCCAACATTGGCCTCTACGCTTAACGTATTGACAAAAACCTGAAAATTATACTTTCCGTCAGTCGTTATGTCAAAAGTATCATTCGCAAGGTCAAAGTGAGTACCCGTGCGTGTTTGGAAGTCTATCTTTTGGTATGTTACTGCGTTAGGTTGGTTCTCGTACATATAGCCCTCCTTGCGGTGTAGCCATAGAGACAAGTCAACAAACGGAGTAGCAGCCAAAAATGAACCCGTGAACGTGATGCCGTACTTCTGCTCTATCGCATCAAGGATAGCCGTAACCTTTAGTGCAGGCTTAAACTCATAGTAGCGGATGCCTCTCTTACCTTGATGACCATCGCCACCACCACCACCCCTAAAGGCAATGTTGTTTTCGTTGTTAGCACCTGCATCATTTTCACTTTGATAAAACCAATTCTTTACAGGACTGCATAGCGGATAAAACAACGGAGCGTAGGTGTCGGTAGTCAGCCTATCATAGATTGCCGCATCCGTGTAGTCGTGGTTTAGTTCTTCAAATTCAAGGTCATACAAATAGTCCTCTCCAAACAAGTCAGTAAGCGTTACCACATCCCCATAGAACGTAATGGTGTAAGCATAGGGTTCTGTGCCCTTGAGCTGCACGTTCTCCAACTCTATCACCCCTGTGCGGAATGGCAAGGAGTTGATTTCAATTCTTGCTTCCTGTCGTAAGCGACCATCAAACGTAACCGCTGATGAAGTTGAGACGTAAGAGCCGCCTAATTCATCAAGTGCATCAACGCAGCAACCTTCTGCCTCTACAATACCACCATCCTTTAGCACTCTGAACTTGTACGACAAAAACAAAGACTCTCCGTTTAAGAGAGTGTTTTGGGTTAGTTCAGATGAATCTATGTCTGACCGATAATAGTGTTGGAAAATGGCGTTATTAGCAGCCGATGCAGGCACGGTGAACCCTTGAGTGAAGTCCGTGAACACCTTGCTGATGTCTTGCACGTTCTGTACCGACAGGTTGATGCTTATCTCCTCATCTTGGAATACGTCTAATCGTAAGCCATTGACATAAATATCTACCTTGTTCATCGTATTAGGCTACGTTGGTCAAAGGCTTTAGTGAATGTCATCGTGTAGTTGATGAGCTTTGTATTCACGCTCTTTTGGTAATCTATGGTTCCACGTTCTGGAACTACCGCTACCCATTCGCCATCAATTCGCAAGCAGACGCTCTCGCTCATTAGGATGTCTTCAATCACGTCATCGTGGTCTTGCCCTACAAAGCCCGTGTTAAGGGTGTAGGCGTTGCGTGAGTTGACGTTAAAGGATTGGTATTTACCTATTGATGTGCTTGGGCTTGTGAAGGCATCGTTGTAGATACTCTTCTGATACGAATCTTGCTCAAACGCACCACGCTCATCGCTGCGCTTGAAGAACGTCAGGTAGTCCAACATCCCATAGCGGTTGATGAACGATAGCTGATACGGCTCGTATTTTACCTCGCAGGTCAAATAGAAACGCTGGCTGAATATAAGGGCAGTTGTGCTATACACATCCACATCATAGTAGTCCCCCGACTCGTGAGTAGAGGGCTTTATGATGCTATCAAGGTGAGGGTTGTCCTGAAGGTTCTGCGGATATACCCCTGCGTAGATTACCGAAGAGGTAGATGTTGTTCCTGCGGCAGGGATTGTGTACGAGCCTGAGGTTTCGTAGAAGAAGTCCTCATCACCATTGTTCCATCGGATGCTGATGTAGTCAATGTTTTGCAGGTTGTTAAGCGCAAGCAGGCCGTATTGGTTTGCAAGCACAAAGCGGGCTCGGCTTACGCACAAACGAGCAGTTGTGATTTCGGTGTTGTTCGTATCGCTTGTCCATCCATCCGTACACAAAAAAGAAAAGGCAGTATCTGACTCAATCGGGAATGCTTGGTTTGCGGATGCTGCTCCGTTATTAGAATATGCGACAGACCCAGTAGGCACAACCCACAACGCCTCCCCTGTCGGTGAGTCTACATAACCCGTAGAATCATAGATTGTAAAGTCGTGGCTAAATTGGTCACGAACAAGGTCGCTGATTTCAAAGTTGATAACTTGGTTTATTGAATAGTCTTTACTCAATGCGTAGTTAAAAGTTCCTGATGCAGCAAGTACCCCCGTACGAATACGCAGGTTTAAGTCCATCTCCGTGAGCGTGTCAAGCGCAAGGGTGTTGTTTTTTGCCGTGATAAAGATTGGGCTTCGCGCCATCTTTAGGCTGAAGGGGTAGCCGTATATAGGTGTACTCATTTTTTAGAAACTATTTTTTATTGCCTCAGCTATTTCGGGTGGCAGTTTGTTGAATGCGATATTAAATGGAGTGCTGAAGAATTTAGTAGGGGCAATTCCCTGTCTAAATACAGACTCACGAACTGCAAACGGATTCAGCCCCTTGCTCTCTGCCCAACGCTTAAAGTGCTTTACCGATGGCTTCTTGCCATCCTTGTAACTGTATGGGCTATTGGGTGCTTTCTGCTTCCATATCTTGCCCTTGTTGTTGCGCTTGTTAAATGGGCTTGTACTCTTTCTCGTGCCTCCTGCACCCCTTACTCCTTTGTCTTGGTAATCACCATAATCCTCCATTAAGAAAGCCATAGAGAAATTAGTCCCTTCGTAGGTTATGTTATACCGAAGTGAATTGTAAAGGGTCTTGTCAAAGTTGTGCTTGCCTTTGGTGAGGTTACTCCTCGCCTGTTGAATGACATATTTGCCAAACTTAATAAGTACCGCAGCAAGCAAATCCTCTCGTGCCATTTTAGCAGGTGCTTATCTCGGTGTTTGCAAGCAGCACATCAAAGGTTGCAGTCCACCCTGCAAGCAGGTTCTCAAACCTCTCGCTAAAGGGAACGCAAGAAGCAGTACCATCCAACTGGTAAAGGTCGGTGTACAGAGTACCCCTGCGCAGTTCTGTCACCACATCATTGATTACTGCGAGTTGAGTGTTCAGTATGTTTTGCTCGTTGCTCGTGCCGTAGAACGGCTCTGCCTGCAAGCGTGGGTTCTCTTTGGTTTCATCTACCAAGTCCATACAAACGATGCTTACATTCATACGGACTATTTGTCCTTCAAATGTTGCTTGGTTGATGATGATGTGCGACAAAGGGAAGATGGTCTGCTTGTTTAGGTCTATGTCAAAAATATCCCCTGTCGTTACCACGTTGACTTGGCTATTCGCTTCAAGCGTGTCTTTTAGCTTGGTGGTGATGTCGTAGAACTGTCTCATTTTTTTATCTTATCTAATTGTTTGCGTTCAACGTCTATGCGCTCTTTTTCAAAAACGAGAAAGGTAAGGGCTTCGTGAACGCCAAGCCTTCCGACTCGTTCAAATCTTGTAACATCTCCTTGAGCAAGCTGATGGAAGGAAGAATACCATCCCCACTTTCTACCGAATTGGGACTCTGCGGAGTACTCGTTTTCTCCTTCTCCAAAGAGGTCAGGGTAGCGAGAAGTAACTCGTTTCCTAAACGCCAAAAAAAAACCGATGCTCCCATCACAACATCCATTGGCGCATCCTTCATTGATGCGGAGTATTTGGATGCTGATTCGTATGGCTCAATAGCATACCGCTTGCCTACGCGCTCGGTGATGGGTCGGTAGAGGACTGCCATCGTTTTGTGCAGCTCTTGTATGTCACCCATATAGTTATCCAAGTCCACATACTCACCGAAGGTGATGTCCTCAAGGTTAGGGATGAACCCGTAGGTTTCTCCGCCCATCGTGAACTCCGTCTTTAGGTTTGGCTTCTCGCTGAACATCGTATTGATGTGGCGCATCACATTGGCTACGCTTGCGAACTTTACATTGGGCAAGTCAGCCAGAGGCACTCCGCAGAATATCTCAAGCATCTTGTGGGTCAAGAACTCCTCATCGCCCTCAAGCCTCGCAAAGCGTTGGTATTGGTCAAGCGTTATCTCCGACAGGGAGGTGGGTACAATTACCTTCAGTTCCATTATTAAAATAACCTTTTAGTTTTAGCGTATGGCATACCTCCCAAAGTTAGGGCGGCTGAGTTTGTTATACGTTGCATAGCGCAGCGCATCAATGGCGTGATTGAATGCATCTATCGGTTTATTTAGCAGGTTGCCGTTCTTGTCTTCTACCCACTTGTAATTCTGAAGTTCCTTGATTAGGTTGCTGCTTCGTGGTGTAACAAATAGCTTGTGCCGCTTTAGCACGTCAATGCCCACTATAACGCTATCTGCGCCCTTCTGCGTGGGTTTCACGTTCCATCCCATACGATGCAGCTCCTCAATAGATTTGGGTTCGGCAGAGTCAGCATATATCTCTGCCCTTCTGTCAAGGCCAAGAGAGGCAAGTACGTTGCTGATGTCGGGGTTGGTCATCCCCGTGCGGTAAATAAGTTCATCCACATACAGATTATCCCCCGACTTATACACCGCCACAAGTGCGGTGGGGTCGTTGGTGTAGCCGAAGTCCATCCCGTGACATAGGAGCGTGGCATCCGTTGGTATCTCTGCCTGCCCGTATTGAAAGATGGTGGCTCTGCTCATACCACGTTCTCCTAATCCGTAGATTCTCCAGTAGTCATTGTCCGTATGTTGCAGCCTTTCTATCTCCTCAACGATTGAGGCATCCAAGAACGGATTGTCAAGGTATGTGGACTGGATGTAGGTAACGTCATCCCTCGTAAGCAGCTTATCGTATATCCAATGGAACGCATCAGAGGGGTTGTAGTCAACCCATATCTTGCCTGTGGTACGAATCAAGAGCTGAAAGAAATCCTCCCAAGTAAGTTCGTTGGCCTCGTTGCAGAATAGGTAGTCACGTCTTGCTCCCCGTTTCTTCTGCGGTTGGTCAAGGCTGATGAACTCAAAGAGGTTACCATTCAACTCGTAGGTGTAGTCGCTCTTGTTATGCCGTGCCTCATCGTACAGATTGTTGGCATTTAGGATTTCAAAGAAGTCACGATAGGCCGTCATCTTCAGAGACGGCAGAGACTTGCGGACAATGGAGTACACCTTGCCTCTATCCTCCATCGCCATCACGATGAGCATCTGCAAAAGCGAGTAGGTCTTACCAGAACGGCTACCGCCTTGATTGACTACTATCCGAGTTGGTGCGGTGTAGTTCTTTTCAAAGAGTTCGCTACTCTTTAGGTTTAGCTCGGACAATCTCTACCTTGATTTTCGTTAGTTCATCCGATACCTCGTGTGAGTTCTCCACCCTTGCGAGCTTGGGAGTCGTGTACTCCGCCATCTTGTTTAACAGGTCAAGTGCGCCCTTCGGGTCATCTGCTGCCACCTGTGTGAGCCATAGGGTCATATTCTCAAGGTTGGCTTCTATGAGGGTTTGGAATGCCTCTCTGATTTTATTGGTGGTCTTGTTTGGTGTTCCTGCGGGTCTTCCTGTGTTGCCTGCTATGAACCTGCCTTTGTCATCTTTCATATCCGTTCAGTTCCGTTATTTTCGGTTGTATCTAAATAACCCTTTTTGATAGGTGGTGATTGTGTGTTGCTTGAA